CCCAGGTCGACGGCGAGTCGAGCCTGTGGAGAGTTGGTTTCTATTTAAATAGAAACGCGCCCGCTAGCTCGAGGGCCTGATCACGCCGAAGTAGATCAGAGCGGAGCTCGCGGCCAGGTTCACGTTGCCATTGCTTTGCTGCCATCCCTGCAGGCCGCCGCGGAAGCTGAAAGCGGCAATCGAGTTGGCGGGCACCGAGTAGGTGGTGATGTCGCCGGTGCGCCCGTTAATGGCCACCGAGGAGATCGTGAAGGTGTGCGCGCTCGAATCCGTGTTTTGAACCAGCAGGATTTCAGTGCCGGTGGTGACGAACGAATTGCCGTTGCTGGCGTCGGCCGCCGTCATGGCGACGGCGAGCGCGCCCGCGCTCACCGGCAGCGCTGCCGGATACGGCCCCACAATCGCGTTGACTGCTGGAAGTGCGGTCTGTGACATTGCTTTCCCCTCCTAGTGGGTTGGATCGTAATCGGTCACGCGGATGCTCCAGACGAGGTTGTCCAGGTGAGCCGGAATCTTTTTGAGCGTTTCGGGCGTGACGGCCTCGCGGTTCTCATACCAGCTGGCGATCAGCTGCAGCTGCAGCACCTTTGCCGTCGCCGGCATGGATATTCCCGAGGTCCCGTATCCCGCATTGAAAAACACCTTCACCGCGTTCGGTATGCGCAGCGTGAGCGGCCACGCCTGGCCGTAGTTCGGCGTGATGCGCGGCGGCTCCGATTCGCGATCGACGATGAAATCCCCGGCGTACGCCGGCACCTGCACGCAGGTCTCGGTGAAAGGGCCATCCTGCGCGGTGCCATTGACCGAGGCGCTCCACGTGGGGGCCGTGGCGCCGGAGCTGAACGTACCGTCTTTGTTCGCCTTCGAATCGTCGACGGCCGTGATCTGCTGCAGATTGCCGTTCAAATCCTGGAACTGATCGCCAAGCGAATATTCGGTGGATGGCGCCCAGATCTCCGGCGCCGGCTGCAGCGTCTGGTCGTCGCCGTTCTGGTCGATGTAGACGATCTTCTCCACGTCCAGCAGCGGGCAGCGCAGCAGCTTGATCTCCTGCCGGTGGTCGTGATCGTGGCGCCCGCGCGCGTATTTGCGCGTCTGGTAGAAGTAGCCGGTGCCGAAATCGCCCCAATCGTGGAGTGACGGAAAGCGATCGTGAATCTGGCAGTAGCCCTTGTTCACGAAGCTGCGGCCGGTCTCGCTCTCCGCCAGCTCGCACGCCGCGCTCGCATACACCTTGATCAGCTCGTCGTCATCCTTAATGCTCACACGCAGGTGATTTTTCACGAGCGCCAGGCTGAGAGGCGCGGAGCTTGGCGGCGTGACGACGGTGAGCGACGACATTCTTCGTCTCTACACTTCGGAGAGAGCCGCCGGCGTGGGGCCGCCCAGCGTCGCGTACCAGACGCCGTTGTAAGCCACGAACTCGACCCAGTCACCCACGGCGGCAAATGTGATCGTGTCGTCGGCTGCGTTGATCTTGTTCGCTGGAGTTGTCACGGTGTGAGCGTGAGCCGTCCCCGCGATGATCTTCAGCCTCTTGCCGTCATCTCCGCCGGAAGCGCGGGAGCCAGGCCGGGGCGCGGCAAGTGTCATGGCCGCAGCCGTGGTCTTGGTGATGAGCGCGACGCCTTCTTTGATCGCGATCGCGCCCGAAGCGGAGTCCGCTTCAAAGCCGGCCATTGAGGAGAGAAATCCGTCGATCGCGTCGAGATTGGCGTCCTGGGCCGCCTGTCGCGTGGCCGCATCGAGATTCGCGAGGTTTCCCGCGAGCTTATCCAGCTTCAGCACAGCTGTGTTGCCGCTCATGATTTCCCTCTCTTCTTCGGCGCGCTCTTACCAGCAGCCGGCTGCGGAATCGCCGAGGCCTTTGCGACCGGTTCCTGGTAGGCCCGCTCGGCGCGGCCGTCATCGATGAGCGCTTGCGCATCCACGAAGCGCAGTTCGGCCAGTTCGCCCTTGCGGCGCCCGGTTAGAAATCGAACAAACATTTCGTTCTCCCGACAATGGGGACGGAAGGCGCCCGCCTTTCTGGGGCGAAAACGGACGCCTTCCGCTTTGGGGTTTGGGGTGGGACTTCTTTCGATCCCGAGCTAGACGATTTCGCTCGGGCTCTGATCTTCAGCGAAGCGCGCGCCGCTCAGGATCGCGACGATGCAATCCAGGTCGACGTTGCTGCCGTTGGCGATCACCACCTGCAGGTAGGGCGATCCCGCCGGAAGCTCGGCTGCGTCGATTTCGATCACGTCGAACATGCTTGCGGTGGCGGACGGCTGATAGCCGGACGCAGTGACAGCCGTTTTCGCGCCCAGGGTGTCGACGGCCGTTGTGCCGGAGTGGAAGACGTTGAACGGAATCGCCGTGGCGCCGTCGCCCGCGGCATCCGTGCAGGCGTTCAGCACCACCGAGGTTTCCTGGCCGGCCTGCGCGCCGCGAACGATGATGATGCTCGCGTGCTGGTATTTCTTCAGCGAGAACGCCTGGGCGGTTTTGCCGCCGGACGTGCTCACCGGGTACAGCGGCACAACGACGTGACCTTCCTGTGCTACTACAAATCCCTTCATGGGTTATTCCTCCTTCAGAAATTTGAAAGGGCCGCGCGGTGAAGCGCGGCCCGGAATGATCGGGGCCCCCAGGTCGACGGTTAGTCGAGCCTGGGGGATCAGTTTGCGATCGCGAACTAGGACCGAGTCGCCAGCGCGATGAACGGCGAGAGAGTGCTTCCGCCGCTCTTTGGGGTGAGAGGCTTCTTCCACCACGCCTGTCCGTCGGTGCGATAGACGAAGCGGAACACGCCCTCGTCCGTGAGGAAGTTCACGTGCATCGAGTAGTCCTGGCGGACGCCGTTCTTGTCGATCATCACGTACTGGCTCAGGTCGGCCAGAATGATGTCGCCGGGCGTGCCGAGGACCGCGGCGTGCTCGTGGAAGATCACCGGCCGGCCCATCAGCATGCCGGTCTGGTTGCCCTTATCGCCCGGAGGCGTGTAGAGCAGGATCTGGCCGAGGGACGGAGCGCCCAAGACCAATTGGTAGAGCTGCGGCTCGATCGAGACGTCGGCAAGCCATGCGGCGTTCGGCCGGCTGGGAACCCACAGGCGGTTCCACATGGCCAGCACGTCGGCCGTGGTGAGCACCGCGCCGGAGTCTCCGGAGGCCTTCGCCTGGGTGATCAGAGCGCCGCTGTTCATAATTCCCAGCGGTTGCCCGGCACCCGTTCCGTTGATGATGGCGTCCTCGACTTTGAACGTCATTTCTTCCCCGAACGATTCCTGGATCACCGCTTCGAGAGCGGAAGCGTCTTCCAGGAGCTCGTCGGTTGCGTAGCACAGCGCGATGAGCTTGTTCAGCTGCAGCTCGACGCGCCGGAACTTCGGCTTGCTCTGGGTGAGGGCCGCCGCCTCGTTCGCCCAGTAGCCGACCACACCGCCCCACCGGCTACCATCGGCTCGCGAATCTTCGTCAATGGCATTGATTTTTATGCCGTTGCTGGAGCCCGAGAGGGGGATCTTCCGGCAGCGCGAGACGATCTGGCCGGTCTGGTACATGCGCTTGAGCAGCTCGGCCGAGAAGTCTTTCTGCACGATGAATCCGCCCTCGGCCGGCATCGCTTCGTCCATGCCCGCGGGTCCGGCGAAGAGGCGCGGATCGCGGACCTGGCCCTTCGTCATTTCGAATTTCCGGACGGCCAGCAGCATTTCGCCCAGGCTCTTGAAGCCCTGTTGTTGTCCGCCGCGGGATCCCGCGTTCCTGGCCGCGGCTTCGTTCTCGTCGTCCACCGGCGCGGTCTGCCGTTCCATTTCGAGCAGCTGGTTTTCGCGTTCGAGCGTCTTGCTCGTGAGCGCGAGCGCGTCGAGTTCCTTCTGGTACGCGTCGTCCTCGTCCTTCGTCAGCGCGCGGCCTTCGGCCTTGGCCTTATCGAGCATGGCGCGGAGCTTTTTCTTGGACTCGGCTTCGCTTTGCCGCAGAGCGTGAATGTTCGACTTCATTTGCGTCTCCTTAGAGTTCGATTCAGCCAGGCCTCCGCGCTCCTCGGCGTCGTCGGACGCTTACCGTTCGCGGCGGTTTTCGCTGTCGTTTTGAACTGGCCGCATCGGCGGCCGAAACTTTTAGAGCAGATCGAGCTCTCGCCGGCGCCGGTCGAGATCGATCAGCGGATCCGGCTGTGCCGCGGCCTTCGCCCTGGGCGGATGTCCGCAATTCTCGTCCGCGCATTCCTGGCTCGAGCAGTTCGCGCAATCGTCCGCGCGGCAGGCCTGGCAACCACATGCGCAATCCCGCTCGTTGAGCGGATCGTCTTCGTCTTCCTCATCGACGCCGGAGTCGTTTGTGCCCTCGATTACCGGAGGATCCGCGCTCGCGGCCACTTTCGGCGGATTTGTCTCGCTCGCTCCCAGGCGCGCGAGAGTGTCGTCCATGGTGGCCACGCGATCGGCCATCCCTTCCTTCACGGCCGCGGCCGCCAGCACCATCCGGCCCTGGCCGAAGCCGCCGCGGACATCGTCCTGCGAAACGCGGCGGCCGCGCGCCACGCTCTTCACAAACATTCCGTAGAAGGCGTCGACTTTCGCCTGCATGTCCGCGCGCGCGCTGTCGCTCAGCGGCTCGGCATCGTTGCCGTCGACCTTGTACTTCCCGGCGCTGATGTAGGTGGTCTTGATGCCCGCCTGCTCCATGGCCTTCGAGAGATCGTCGTGCGCCATGAACACGCCGATCGATCCCACGGCACCGCTGGGAGCCACCACCAGCTCGCCGGCGGCCGCTGCCAGCCAGTAGGCCGCGCTGCCG